AGTAGCGGCTACTGCATGTTCTGAAGTGAAATACATTGCATCTTTATGGTCAGCAGCAATAGCAAAAGCTGCAACACTAGGTGCAATTTTAACAGTAGCTTTGTAAAGGAAAGAACCATCACCAACAAGATTACCATCAGCATCAATGCCCTGGTCATTTACATTGGCATCATCCAGCAAAGGAAGATAGTGGTACTTTTTAATAGTTTTGCCAAAGTGTTTTGGCATAGAAGTAACATCAGCTAATTGGCTGAAGTACTGTTCTTTTTTAAGTTCAATTAACGCTTTCTTCTGATAATAGAAAGTGTTCATTTGTGGCCCGATATCTGAAGGAGTGCCTCCAGCAGGGTCGTTGTACATACGCTCGTCCATAATAATTCTCTCTCTCTTATAAATAATAATTACATATATTGACTACTAATAGATTTCTCAAATTCTTCATCACTCATACTAAGAGGATTAAAATTTGGGTCTACCTTCTTATTAGGAGTCGATTTAGTAGAGCTTGCAGCTCTCTTTCGATTCTTAAGCTTAGGGTCATCCTTAGGCTTCTTATTAGTATTAGTTGGCTTTTCAACTTGCTGTAAAGGTTCTGGTGCTGTTTGCCCAGTAAAACCATTAACAGATTGAATTGCATCTCCTACTTTTCTATAAGCCTCTAGGTCGGAAAGTCCTTTAAGTCTGCCAAGCATACGCTCACTTTCAACTACATTGCTAATTTGTGCATATATGCCACTGCCTACATGCTCATTGATTACAGATATAATTTCAGGCTGTCCTAAAAGTACCTTCTTACTGGATGCATCCCACTTATTGCTTATGACATCAATAGTTTCATTGAACGATTTTGTATCTCGAATATTATCAAGAACCGTATCAAGTTCTACTTCATTATCATCTACAGTGTAAGTATTAGGCGTGTATTCAGTGGCCTTTTCAGTATCAATATCAAGTGGGTCAATCCCACTATCTTTGATAAACTTCTGTACCGCTTCTGGATTTTTCTTATTTAAATCAATTAAAAAAGAAAGTTTACTTTCATCCAGTAACTCATTATTTTCTAACATCTTCATAAGTTTCAGGTTAGGTTTTAACCCCGCCATCTTCTTATTGTAGTTAGCACCTTGCTGCATCAGTGTGATTGCATCATCTACACTGTGTACTTGTATGTCTTTACCATTGGCCCTGAAAGGAGCTATTAGTCTGTCATACTCAGCTTTATAGTCTAATTCAGTATCTTTACCTTCATCAGACTTATCATCATCTTTGGCTTTTTTAGAGGGTGTTTCCTCATTATCCCCTTCTGCAACAACTTCGGTATCTTCTTCTACCGTTTCTTCTTCATCTGTTGCTTCATCTTCTGCAGGAGATTCAGTATCTTCAGCAGCAGATTCGTTATCGGGTTCATCTGCTTCTCCTACTGAAGGTTCAGCCATATTCATTAAATCTTCATCAGACATACCCAACACATCTGATTCTTGAGAAGGTTGTTCTTGCTGTTCTTCTTCAGCAATTACTTCTTCAGGCATTATTCAGTACCAGCCAATATTTCTTCTTGGGCTTCCTGGTCATCATTTAAAGTCTTCTCAGACATTCTACCAATTTGGTTAATAGTAATAAAGTACTGTCTTAAATAACCAATAGCAGTAATAGAATTATCTAATTGTTTCTGGTCTTCAACACTTTGTAATGCTGGGTCTGCTTTAAGTAATACTAACCTGCTTGCTTCACCTTCAAAGTAACCTTCTAATACAATCTTAATAAACTCTTTGTTGTTAGTCAACTTCTGTAAAGAAGCCATTCTATCAATAGACTTTTGGGCCTGCTTCATAGAAATTTCAATCTGTTCTAACTGCATATCTTCATTAACATCATTCATTGCATTTTCCTTTCTTTTGTGTCCCTAACTATTTACGTCAGGATATTTCAAGGCTAACCATAATTGATTAGTTGCTTGTTTCTTTCTTAGGCTTGGTAAGATTGTCCATTATTTTCATCTTGGTATTAGCTTCTGCCTGAGATTGTACCACATCAACATCTCTTTGATGTTTAGTTCCTGTCTCAGTTTCTACAAAATCCAAATCAATTGCATCCTTTTCAGAAGTAGTTTTAGCTGCATCAGCAACTTCACTTTGAGCCTTGGCTTGATTCAATGCAGAGTCTGTCATATTCTCTTGAGCTTCACTTCGTAATTTAGCTATTTCAGCTTCAAGTTTAGCTACTTCTAATTCCTTCATCTTCTCCGCTACTGGGTCAGGTTCAGGTTTGTATTCTTTAATTTCTTTAGCTAAAGCAGGCATCTTTCTTAGAGTTGCAATTTCACTTAAAATTATCTGACTGAATGCTGCCCCCATAGTTTGTCCTGTTGTTTGCAACATAAAAGCCAATTCTTTAGCTTTTTCATTATCTGCTTCAGGAGTACTAATAGTAAGGACTAAATCAATATTTCCTTGTAAATCATCTCTTCTAACTGGTACAAATTCTTCATTGGTAATTCTTACTACTTCTTCTTCTTCTAAAAATACTGCATTCATTGCAATAAATTTTCTACCAATCTGCTTGATACCTTCAGCCATTCTTCTGAGGATATCTAATTCTCTCTTAGAAGTTGCATCCATAGCACTTCTAATACCTTCTGCAACATCCCCTAAAGATTTACTCCCAATACCACTACTAAACGCTTTAACCCCTGTAAGGCTCTCTGCTTCGTTATTCTGGAGCTGTAACATCAATCCAGCACTCTGAGGTATCTCAGGGTAGGTATGCATATGAAAGGCCAATCTAGGGTCTACTTGGCTATTGTATTCATAGTCTAAACCCCTATCAAATTTTCTTTTATTGGTTACATCTAATGCATCCTTACGTGTACCCATCTGCCCATTAGCAGACCGGCCCATAATATCAATCATACCTCTAGTAACAGCACCAATAATTTTTTGATTGTCTTCTAACAATTCACCATCAGGTTCACCAAAAATACTTCTTCTTTGGGGTAAATATTGTGCAGTAGTGAAAGGTAGATTAGAATCAGGAAAAGGACTCTCTTCCAATCTAATCATAGTATTGCCAACCCAAGTAGAAACAAATGGCTTGGTTTCTCCGGTACCATCTATGTCCCAATAACCCCAATACTCATATGCAACAATTTTCTTTCTTGGTTCATCACTAAATTCAAAACTAGTTTCAGTATCTGAATCATAATCAGGCTCTGCCAATACAGAACTATCTTCTACATTTATTTTATCTAAATTTGTATATTTACCATCTTTCTTTAAATCAGATAAACTGGTATCAAATAGATAAATAACAAAGGCAGCTTTGGTAATATCACCTTGGCAAGTAGGGTCTATGATTACATTCCTGTAATTGCAAACATCAATAGTAGGCTCATTCTTTATAGTAACCATCTGAGGTTGCATTTCTATCCGAGTACCTAATTGTACTGGTTGCCCAGACTGCATCATTTGATGAGCCTCTTCAGGAGACATTTGACCCTGCTGAACCATACCATTTAAAGCTAGTACATTATCGTCAACAGTTTCAGCAAATACAGGTACTTCTACCTCTACCATCTGCTCCTCTTCCTGAAAATTCCAGCCTACCCTACAAATTACAGTCCCTTCATCTACAGCAGTTCTAATGTAATCATTGATGAATCTAACTTTTTCAATTTTAGTATTGAATTGGTTATTTAAAACTAAACCATTTTGTACTGCAGCCTGTTTATCTTCAAAAGTGACAGGGGTAGTATTAAATAAATTATCATTGGATAGAAAAGGCTCACTTAAACTAGAATACCGCCATTCAGCTTGTTTCCTAATTAATTTAGGTTGGATACTAGACCTGCCATTAATTTTTTTAGGTTGGGCTTTACCCTTAACATTTAAATTATCTAACCATCTATCTACATCAGCAACATGATTATCATGGTCTGAACGAGCATCTGTATAGTCCTGTTTCAAATTTTTTATTGTAGGAGGATTAACCCATTCAGGTTGTATAGGATTAACCGGATTATTCTGAACTATTTTATCCGTTTCCACATCAACATTAATTATTGCAACATTAGCCATGATTTATTTTACCTGATATGTACTGAAGTAATGTCAAAAGACACCAAGGAATAAGTTATATTTTGTAAAGCAAAACTGGATTTTAATTCTATATGGTATGTTTTTCCTGCAACACCATTAAATAAGAAACTTGGATAAAAACTACCAGCTTCACTATCTTTACCTAAGAAATCCTGAATTTCATGAACTAAGGTATCACCTTCATCAAATATACCTAAAAAGATATCTTCTTTTGCATTACCAATAGTATCAAAATTTAATACCACATTTGCAGTAAATTTATATTTTCCTGTTGAAGGTACATAAATAGTTCCGTTAGTTAGGTCTACTGGCATTGTAACATCATCACCACTAGTATAATTAGCTACAGGATAATAT